GGATAATTTAAAAAGTAAATATTTATAATAGAATAACAAATAAAATAAAAATAAAATGCCAGAAATTTTAGAGTTTGACAAAATGTTCTATAAGAATTTTGAACCAAAGCTTGGTAACAGATTCATTATGGAAATCAATGGTATCGAATCATATATCATCAAAACAGCAAGTAGACCAACTTTCAGTTCAGAGGTAGTAGAATTAGACCATATCAATGTAAAGAGAAAGATTAAGGGTAAATCAACTTGGGATGATGTGAACATTACTCTTTATGACCCAATTGTACCATCAGGTGCACAGCAAGTAATGGAGTGGATTAGAACATCACACGAATCATTGACAGGTAGAGATGGATATGCAGCGTTCTATAAGAAAGATATCACTTTCTATTTGTTAGGACCTGTTGGTGATAAGATTGAACAATGGACATTGAAAGGTGCATTCATCACCTCAGCAAACTTTGGTGAATTAGATTGGGCATCAAACGATCCAGTTTCAATTGAATTAACATTGGCATACGATTACGCAATTTTAGAATACTAATCTATATTACATAGACATATACGAAAGGGGAAGCAGTAATGTTTCCCCTTTTATTTTTTTAAAAACCTAATATATATAATAAACAAAGTTATAAGATTTTATGGAACAAAACATTGAACAGCAGGTTACAAGAGGATTAGGACAAACAAACCCTACCCAAACAAAAACTTACGATTTCCCAACCGAAATTATCAGCTTACCATCCAAAGGATTATGTTATCCTGAAGGTTCACCATTAGCAAAAGGTGAAGTAACTATTAAATTATTAACCGCAAAGGAAGAAGATATTTTAACTTCTCCAAACCTTATTAAAAAGAATTTAGTAATAGAAAAATTATTAGAATCTATTTTAGTAGAACCAGGAGTAAAAGTTGATGACCTTTTATTGGGTGATAAAAACGCAGTTCTTATTGCAGCTAGAATGTTAGCATATGGTCCTGAATATAAAATCAAAGTTACTGATAAAGAATATAATGATGAAATTGATTGGACAGTAGACCTTTCAGTTATTAAAATTAAAGAGATTGATTATTCTTTATTAAATAGAAAAAATGAATTTAGTTTTACATTACCAAATAGTAAAGTACCTGTAAAATTTAAATTACTTACACATGGTGATGAAAATATCATTAATAAAGATGTTGAAGCAGCAGAAAAACTTACAAAACAAAGTAATGAAATTACAGCAAGATACAGAAGAGTTCTTGTAGAAGTCGATGGAAATAGAGATGTAGGATATATAAGTAATTTCGTTTCAAATAGATTACAAGCTAGAGATTCAAAAGAATTAAGAAAATACATAGCATCAGTTACTCCGGATTTAGATTTTAAATTTGAGTATACTTCACCTTATACGGGCGAAACGGAGGCGCTCCCTATACCATTTGGGAGTGACTTTTTTTACCCTACCGAGTAATTATTCCCTAATACTGCACGATAAAATATTTCAAATGCTTTACTACTCTAATGGTAGTTTCAATTGGCATGATGTATATTTTATGCCCATACGTTTGAGAGAGTTCTATTGGAACAAACTAATAGAAACAAAGGAAAAGGAAAAAGAAGCAAACGATAAAATAATTTCCAAATCAAAATCAACAACATCATCTTCTAGAGTAAGAAGAAGATAATTATCAAAAAGGTTTATATTTATATAAAATATAAAAGCAGAACCATGTCCAAAAAAATAAGATTAGATGAAATTGGATTTCTAAAAAAATTGGTAAATTCTTTTTTTGCTGCAAAAGCAGATGAAAAAGAAGATAATTGGATTGATACATTAGCAAAGCATGATGATGAACTTGCCAGATTATTTGGTGATTTTAGTGACAGATTGGATAGAAATTATATGGATACTATAAATAGAGTAAAAAAACTTGGTTATGATGTACCTACAAAAAACAGAAAAGATACCGAAGTATATAGGGTTATGAGTAAGTATCTTGAAGAATGTTTAGATAGAAGATATTCTAAAAAATAATTTCGCAAATATAGATGGCGACAAGAGATACTGAAAAGGAGATAGCACGATTAAAGGAAGTAAAAAAAAGACTTGAAGAAGAACGTGCGCTTAATGCTCAATTAGCACAGGAAAAACGTGAACAACTTAAGGAGGAACTCGCGACGCTAAAGTTATTGTATGATGAAAGAAGAAAGCTTGAAAAGCAAGGTAAAGCACTATCACAGTCGGATGAAGATTATTTAAAAACATTAGAAGAAGCGGTAAAACCACTTACCGATATTAATAAAAAATTAAAAGAGCAGGGTACTTTAATTGATGCTAATGAAAAAAAGCAAAAAAGACTTTTAGAAGAATCCGAAAAATTATTTGAAAGTACAAAAAGACAATTAAAACAAAACTATCAAGTTAATAAATCTTTAGATGATTTAGGTAAAGCTCTTGAAAAAAATAAAAAATTAAATCAACAATTTACGGAAGGGTTTGCTGCACAAGAACAGCAATTAGATGTAATAAATAGTATATTATCCAAAAGGGGAGATATTACAGATAAAGAACTTGCCAATATACAGAAGTTTAAAAAAGCACAAACTGATTATCAAAAGGGTGTTGCAGATATTCAAAGGGCAGTTGCTGAACAAGAAATGAGTGCCGAAGCTGCAGCAGAAGCAGTGAAAAGATTGAAAAAAACATTTGTTAGTGTTGGAGAATCTATGGAGTTCACATCACAGCAAGGTAAAGCTATACAAGTAGCAATAGATGGTGCAGTAAAAAGTGGAGAAGATTTCGGTAAAAAATTAGAAAAGGTTAATAAACGAACCGCAGATATTAAAAGTGGTTTGGATGAAATAAAAGGCCAGATAGGAAGTACTGTGCCTATGGCTAAAGAATTATTAGATGTATTTGGTAAAATAGGTAAAGTAGGATTTTCTGCAGCTGCAGCAGGATTAGCGGCAGCAGCGGGTAAATTTTTAAATGAAAAAACTGGTTTACTTAAAGGTATGCCAGGAGGAGATAAATTAGAGATTGAAAATAAATTTAGAAAAAAAAGCCAGAAGCTTGACTTTGAATTAGAAAAAACGAATCTTGAAACTGAAATTGGTTTCATGGATAGGGAATTTGAATTAGATAAAAAATACGCTGAAAAGGATTTTGCAAGAAGTCAAAGAATGGCGGCATCTATGCACGCTATTAATATGGCGAATAGGCAGAAAGAGGCTGCAATGACCTTTAAGAGTGAAGCCAGTATGGCTTACTTCGGTAAAGCATTACCAAATATACAATATGCAGCAAATCAATTACAAAACGCAGGTATAAGTGCAGATACAATAGCAAACGCATCGGTTTCAATTGCATCTAGTATGGGTGTCGGTGGAAAGGAATCCGCTAAACTTGGAACTGATATGGCTGTGTTTGCAAAATTTGCCGGTATTGGTGCAGAGGAAGCTGGAAATATAACCGAATCATTCAAATTAATGGATGGTGTATCGGCAGGTACTGCAGCAAATATGATGCAAGGCGTTAAGGCAATGGCAGAACAATTAGACCTTAACCCAGGAGCAGTAATGAAAGAGATGGCTAGTGCAAGTGAAATTGCATTAGAAATGAATATTAATAGTGGTAAAGCATTAGCAAAACAAGTAGGATATGCATCTTCATTGGGTGTTTCGTTCTCAAAGATAGCTAAAGCGGGACAGAATATGGTTTTAAACTACAAAGATAGTATAAAATCAGAAATGCAATTATCCGCATTATTGGGTAAACAAGTAGACCTTTCAGAAGTTAGAATGAAATTTGCAGAAGGTGATACAACCGGAGCAATGGAAGCGTTGAAAGCTCAAGGGCTTGACCCTAATCAAATGGATATGTTCCAAAAGCAAGCATTACAGCAAGCAACAGGAATGGATATATCCGATTTATCTAAAATTGGAAAGGGTAAAGGTAAAGATACGGAAGCATTGGATGCGGCAGCAACTAAAATAGATAAAGCAAGTATACATGCAGCAAACAAACATCTTTTAGCAGCCGAAACTACAAGGCAAGTAAGTTTGGATAACAAAAAGTTTGCTTTAGAGCAAGCAACAGCAAGAGCACAATTCGATTTAGAAAATGCTATGAAATTGGAAGCTCTTAAAGATGAAAAGGAGAAAAAAAGAGAAGAACTAAAATTAGAACAAGAGAAAAAAGAAAAGTTATTACAAAATGAAATAGACCAATCAAGAGCAAGACAAGAATTAGCACTTCAACAAGAACTGGCTAATCTTGGTAATACTATATTAACAGAATTAATTCCGGCATTAATAGCATTTGGAGCAACAGGTGGAGCAAATGCATTGGGTGATTTGATGAGTATGATACCTGGTAGAAAAGGTAAGAAAGGAGGAAGAACAAAGACAAGAACAAATAAACCAAGAACAAGACCGCAAAGTTCTGCACAAAGAAGAACAACAGCAATGGCATCTGCAGCACCAAGACCTGCAGCACCATCAACACCGGCAGCACCTGCAACAAGAGCACAGCAAGTTGCACAATTGAAAGCAGCTAATCCTGGAATGACATCCCAACAGGCATTACAACAGGTAAAAGCAGCACCTGCAGGTGGTGCACCATCAGGACCAGCCGCAGCACCACCAAAACCACCTACAGGAACACCAAAAGCACCAACAGGTGGAGGAGCACCGAAAATTGCAGCCCCTGCAGCACCACCAGCACCGGCAATGCCACCTGCACCAAAGATACCACCTGCAGCACCAATTTCTACACCTAAAATGAGTTGGTGGGATAAATTAAATCCTAAAAAGTTTTTAGGTAAAGTAGTAAATGGAGCAGGCGGTGTAGGAAAAATATTAGGTTCGGTTGCAGGTAAAGTAGCAGGACCATTAGGAAGTGCATTGGCCGGATTTAGTATGTATAAAGACCTTTCCGCATTGGTAACGATGAATGAAGGACCTCTGCCTGATTTGTATAAAAATGTGGGTGGAAGTGTAATGAGTTTAGTTGGTTCCATATTGGGTGGTGCAATTGGCGGTTCTTTCCTTGGACCTATTGGAGCAATGTTAGGAAGTACATTTGGTTCTACTATATTTGGATGGTTGGGAGATTTATTCCCAGGCATTCCAACATTTTTGGGTGAATTTTTAGTTGATACTTTAGGATTGTTTGGTAAACCAGGTTCTGCAGTACCTAAAGCAGAAGGTGGAGGAGGTGGAGCAACATCCGCACCAACGGCAGCAGGTGCAACATCAAAAGCAACCGCAATAGTTGGAACATCACAGGCAGTTAAAGCTGCAGCAGCACCAACAGCAGCACCTGCGGGTGGAGGTGGTGGTGCACCAAAATCAGTACCAGCTCCTGCTGGAGGTGGTGCAAAAGTGGCAGCACCTGGAGCAACAGGAAGTTCAACGAAAGGTTCTGCATTGGCTGGCGGATTGACCGGAATGTTAATGGGCGTTCAACTACAAAAAATATTTGGACCTACAAATAGTAAAACGGAAGGATTTATAGACCAAGCAAAAGCAGATTCTGCAAAGCAAACTCAAGCAATACAATTACAAACAAAAGCAATTACTAATGCAAAAGGGTTACCAACACAAGATACAACAATGCAACAACAACTTAACGACCTATTAAAAGTAATGACATTGGCATACGGAGATGGTACAGGTGGTACTTTTGATATATTATTGGATGGTAAGAGAATATCAAAAACAATAAACAAAGTTAATTCAAATAGTGATTTAACAGGCAATAATAAGGGTGACGGCGGATAAAATAAAACAATTTTTTTATTAGAATATTTATAGTAAATACAAAACTATAAATGGCAACAATTAGAGACCTTTTTAAAAGCCAGAAAAAAGACCTTTATGGATTATCAGGTACAATTTTAATTGAATCCAGAGGTATTATAAATGCACCAAGAGGTGCTGCATTACTTACATCTTCTCCTGATGGATTGGCAGACCTTATTGGAAACCAAATCGGTGGAGCATTTGG